ATATTTCATACAAACCGTCTAAACGAGCAAAGGCCACAAAGGCCTTATCTCAACCTGGACAAATTTACAATTACAGTACCGATGGTCAAACCAGCGGAGTTGGTGTCCAGGCTGCCGTAGTGTCTTTGCAGACACTAGGAGCAACTGATATTGTTGCAATGCATACCGCTTTGAATGATGCCATTCCTATAAGCGGAGTTCGAGCCTCTGAAACCTTTTTGTTCCGAGGAACCAGGGAAGAGATCGAATTCGTGAACTGTAGTCCCACTACCATGGAACTAGATATTTATGTTCTGATTGATAAGACATCAGCTGCTAGTGCGCCCGTACCGGTGAGTGTATGGTCTGCTGGTATTCTACAAGAAGCAAACGACGTGGCTGCACCACTTGAATCGGCTGCAACCCCATGGCTTAAGCCGACTGCAATTAAAGAATTTAACATTCATTGGTGGACTAAACGTTACCCGGTCACTCTGACTTCGGGTGAAAAATGCAAGTTCACTTTGAACTTTTGGCGTAACAGAATGTTGGATACTTCGTATATCAACAACTTTAGCTCAATCAGGGGCATTACCCACAGATTACTATTTGTACAACGTGGTACCTTGGTTGATGCAAACAATGCAAAAACCTTTACCGCTGGTAACCAAAGTTTGTCCGAAACCAAACTTATCTGGGGTTGGAAACGTACCATGTACGGTCAAATCTTGTCGACTCTACCTAGAGTCCACAAACAATTGGGAACTAACTTTCCCACCGTTCTTGCCAACCAGTGGCATATTGATGAAGATACTGGAGAGCCTGAAGATGCTGGAATTACTACAGAATTTGCTTAATATAATAGTTCCTTGAAACTAAACAAAAGTAACCACTGGAGCGCTCCGCTCTGGGGGCTCACCTAACTCGCTCCGCTCAAACAAGATAGTTTTCGAAATATTTTTAAACCCTAAATCAAGCTACAACATGATGATATCTTGTCCTGAGATCTTTTCGACAACGGTGAATCGTCTCCGCATCGCTTCGAGCGATTTTTCATCACCCTCCCAGATCTCCTCAATGGAGTACTGGGAGGTGACAATGAACTTTTTCGGCCGGATGTAGACGGACTCTCGTTTAATTTCTGCGATAAACGGCAAGAAATCAGTCCAATGCTTAAGCATATCGGACAAACTCCGGTGGAAGACGGACATGTCATCGCAGATGACCACATCCTCTCCCTGGTACCCGTCCCACCATTTATTAAGGGGCTTGAGGTAGGCGTTGGGGTACAACCTGTTTGCGGTTGTAGTCTTTCCAGATCCGGCTCTACCCCAGAGCCAGACCCCGCATACGCCGTCAAGTTGTGGGGGACGGACCATAAAGTCTTTTGCGATTGACTTAAGGGTTTGATAATGTCGGAGTCGGAGTTCGGGATCGATGTCTTCAATATTTCCTATAATAAAATTTAAACCCTACCGGTTTTTGCAAGATCCCAAGCAAGCTTGTATCGATCCGCTTCGGCTTGACCGATTTCCTCTGACGTTTGGGGCGGGGTTCCAAACTCGAGGTAGTCTCCTCCTTTAGTACAGTAGACCCTGTTTTGGGTGTAGCTGCCTTTGGCAACGAGCAGGACAACTCCTGGCAGGAGTTTGATAACAGCTGCGAGAGTTTTCGCATTGGTGAAATACAAGAATCCTTGGAGGTGCGGAGTTCCGGTAGTGGGGGCCCACTCATAGCCGAATAACACATATCGATAGCCGCATTGATCGAGGCGATCTTGGTGGTCATCGGGGTAGTTGTTCCAGGTGAAGCAGAAGGAGCGGTGGCGGGACATTGGCTATTCATTGTTAAATTTAAAGCGCGGACGAGCCGGTTTTATTCTAGACCAAATGCCCACCCTACGCCACGGCGGAGTCGGAGTTACAAGAGTGGCGGAAGGAGCAACGTGGCGTAGTGTGGGAAATGCCCATGCCAAGCCACGAGTGTCGTACAAATAAATTGCACTTACACAGAGGGTCAGGGTAATATATTGCCTGACCCCTTCTGTGCAGTTTTAAATCGTTATGATATAAAATTATCCTTTCTGTGCAAACAATTAAAATAAAATTAAATGGCCCGCCGACGACTTAGCAGGAGAACGAACTCCCAAGGACAACTCGACAAGTTCAGAACTCCAACCAGAAATCGGTACGGTGCTATGACATCACCATATGCTGGTGGTAGTGGACAAATGAGAAGGCCGAAGACTAGTCCTAGTCTTAGGGCCAAAAAGAAGATCAAGACGGGTTACTCGAACACTCAAACCCAGACAAAAAATAAGACCAAACAATGGTCTGTGAGTCAAGACAACGGAATCAAATACCAGACGGTCAATATTTCATACAAACCGTCTAAACGAGCAAAGGCCACAAAGGCCTTATCTCAACCTGGACAAATTTACAATTACAGTACCGATGGTCAAACCAGCGGAGTTGGTGTCCAGGCTGCCGTAGT